CTCCAAGATCTACTTTAGTTGATTACTCAGATCAACTTGACGTTATATTTGCTGCAACTGGTGGAGCATCTGCAAATGTTGATATTTCACACATAGCAAACACCAGAACAGATGTAGTTGGTATTCTTGGTGCAAGATTTAGTGGTGACATACTAAACATAGCTGGTGGAGATGGAGTCTCTGGATTTTCTGGAGAAGGTGTGACGCATAGTCAATACACATTTGCAGTTCCCGGCACTAAATACCACCTCAAGACATCTCAAAATATACAAGTAGAAACAGATTTTAATCTTCTACAAGAATCATTCCTCACACCTGACGTTGCTGGATGTTTCGCAAGAACCATGGTAGAAGGAAGATCATTTAAATCTCCTGCTGGTATGGAAAGAGGTAAGATTCTTGATGTTGTTAGAATAGGAAAAGTAATTAACGATAGTGAATATGATGCTCTATATAACGCAGGGGTAAACCCAGTTAGAACTTTCCCAGAAGGATCGTTTTTGTTCGGAGATAAATCAGGTGAAGCCGTTCCAGGCGATCCTACACTCCTCGGTTCTCCCGCCGCAGCAGGAGCTGTAACCACACCACCATCAATTGGTGGAGGTTTAGCTCCATCTGGTGTTGGAGTATTTACTAGAATAAATGTTGTTCGTACTTTCCTATATTTAAAGAATATATTAGGTGAGTCTGCTAGAAGATACCTATTTGAAATAAATGATGCTGCAACTAGACAGTCATTTATAAGCACAATTACTCCAATACTAAGAACCGTACAGGCTGGTAGGGGCATAAGTGATTTCAATATTGTTTGTGATCAAAGTAATAACACACAAGCAGTCATAGATGCAAATGAATTTGTTGTTGATGTATTCATTAAACCAACAAAATCCATCAACTTTATTAGACTAAGATTTACTAATAAAGATAGCAACCAATCACTAGCAACGGAATAGGAGTGCGACAATGACAGAATCTAGACTCTCGACATTTATTAATGAATTTAGAGGTGGCAATCGTGCGCACCGCTATGAAATTAGCGGATCAATTGGTGGTAATAATGATTTAAATAAATTTTTTGTGAGAGCGGTTAGTTTACCTCCATCACAAATTAATGAAATTAGAATTCCATATAGAGGTAGAATTTTAAAGTGGCCAGGTGATAGAGTATATCAACCGTGGACAATCAGAATTCTAGATGAAAACGGATCCAATAATTTATGGAAAGCTTTCCATGATTGGAGTGATGATATCAACAGTCACATTGAAAACGATAATGAACTAAATGTACTTGAAGATTTCACTAAAGATTGGATCATCAAACAGGTTGATGAGAATGAAGACACGATGAAAGAAATCAACTTAATTGGATGTTGGCCAAACTTAATTGGACCAATAGACATGGATGCAAATGCTGTTGATACTCTAGTGGAATTCAACGTAGTTGTAAATTATCAATATTATGAAGTAACTAAGTGAATAGGAGTATATTATGGCATTAGACTTATTTGGTTTTACAATAGAAAAGAAGTCTAAGGGTGAAGTAAAGACAGAAGCACTAAAGCAAGAATCTTTTGTCTCCCCGGACGAATATGATGGTTCGTATAATTTTGAAAGCGGTGGTGTCTTTGGGACATACGTCGATTTTTCTGGTGCAGTAAAGGATGAAAATTCCGCACTTTCAATGTACAGAACTATGGCACTATATCCCGAAGTAGATTCTGCTATCGAGGATATTGTAAATGAAGCTATAGTTATTGATGAAGATCGAAGACCAATAAAATTGGATTTGGATCGTGTTGATATATCAGAAACAATAAAAAATAAGATATACGAAGAGTTCAATACAATACTCAAGCTTTTAGATTTTGGTAAAAAATCACATGAACTTTTTAGACGTTGGTATATTGATTCTAAGTTGTTTTATCATATTGTAATTGACAAAACAGATCCAAGAAGAGGCATACAAGATCTAAGAGCAATCGATCCCCTGAACATCAAGAAAGTGAAAAAGGTAAAAAAAGATAAGGAAGTACTGGGAACATCAAAAATTCCTATGGTAACCGGTGTTGATGAATTTTTTGTATACACAAACACCGATAAGCAATCTTCATATCAAACCCCATCTACCGGAATTAAGATAAGCACAGATTCAATCTGCTATTGTCACTCCGGAATAATTGATGCCAATACAAAACGAGTTGTTGGTTACCTACAAAAAGCAATTAGACCACTAAACATGCTTCGTCAAATTGAAGACGCAGTTGTAGTCTATAGAATTTCAAGAGCACCTGAACGAAGAATTTTCTACATTGATGTTGGTAACTTACCAAAACAAAAAGCAGAGCAATACCTAAGATCGCTAATGAACAGGTATAGAAGTAAACTAGTATATAATCAGAGTACCGGTGAAGTTAGAGATGATAGACGGCACATGTCGATGCTAGAGGATTATTGGTTACCACGAAGAGAGGGTGGTAGAGGAACTGAAATTTCAACTCTACCAGGCGGACAGAATCTAGGTGAAATGACAGACGTTGAATATTTACTTA